ATAACCTTCATCCCATCAACAATGCTTGGACTGTAGTTATCGTTGTACATTTTTTTCAATCTGTTCCAGTTAATTGCGGCCATCACATGGCCAACACGGCACCCGCCAGTTTGTTCAAACTCTTTGGTGTATTTAGTCAAGTTGTTAACTCGTTTTGGTGTTCCTTTTTCCCAAGCTGGAATTTCGGCAAATTGAGTTTTGAACTCGCGTACTTTGTCAATAACTTGATTTTTATCAACCCCAGTTAACACGTCAAATAGTAGATCACTCAAAAAATCTTGTACTATACGTGGGGTATCAGAGCGTTTCAGGTCAAGTCCCATAGCCTTGACTTTACCGTGTTTGTAATGAACCCCTTTCTTCTTGGCAGTTTCCTCGTCATACTGGTCTAATCGTGTGCCTTCAGCGTCGTAAATCAACACGGCATAGCGTTTCTTTTTAATGTAGATGCCAGTAGATGCGACCAATTCTCGCCCACCTCTGATAATTGCACCACGCTCAAGTGGGCAGTTGCACGAGCGCGCCATCATAATGGGGAAACTGTCATTTACCTTGTCGGCAATAGCGTCATACATCTGTATGCAAATATCCTTGTCCCAAGGAATGTTTCCTGCTTCAACTTCGTTTTTAATGGTAGGCCAAGCTGAAAAATAAACGGAGTCGGTATTATGCACTAGCACATCATTTGCGAAAAAATATGGATCTTGATCTGCGATGCTTATGTCATAAACATAATCATCTACTTCGCCGAGACATTCTATATTTTTGATTACTGATTTTGTAATATCCATGTTTTAACTCTTTCTATAGTTCCGATTTTATCCGCGGTAAATTCGTCTTCCCATACTGTAAGTACTGAAAACCCCAAATTTTTAACAGTTTGCATCTTTAACTGATCTCGCCGCCAAATGTCATTGGCGGTCACTCCACGAATAGGTGCAGTATCTTTATAAATTTTAGGGTTAGCATGCCAGTAGTTACCGTTAAACTCAATTATACAGTTTTTATGCTTTATATCAAATACCACATACGTGTTAAGTAATGGCGACCATTTTCCAAATGGATTTTTATCGCTAGTACACTCAAGTGGGCCAATGACATTTGATAATAGTGTGGTAAATTCTTTTTCAAGTTTGCTTATAAAAAAGTTTTTTTGCCTCGAAATGATAATACTAGCGGCATCATCGATTGATATAGATAAATGTTCGGCTAGTAATTCAGGATTGTGCGGCAATAATTTCTTCCGATTTATTTCTAAATATTTTTTCGTACCATCATCAACCCCATATTTTGAAATGAAATAATCTTTTGTGTTTGTGTATGCTTGTCGTAGACAGTATTTTTCCCACATCGCGGCACCTGTACTCTCACCATGCCTTTCAATCATTTTTGATAAAGTTTGCGATCTAGATGAATTATATTTTGCGAAGTCAGATTCAGACCAACCATATTTAGACCGTTTATATTCAAAACTATTTGTGTATGATTGTTTTTCTCGATATGATTCCCATCTAGCAGTACCGTCTACTTCCCCATATTTTTTGATCAGATTTGATAAAGTGACAGCCGTGGTTTTTGCAAGATCTTCACTTACTACCTTTGCCCCAGGGTGCGCTAACATATATTCTCGCCCGTTGGCAAATCTTCCAGTACATTTATATTTAAAATGAGTCCATTGTAACCTAGGACCCTCAAACCCACACTCTAAACATTTTACCATACGCTGATACTCCTATCTCCATAGTATTTATACTTTTAAACAGATAAACACGTCAGTCGCTAGTATTTCGGTTGGTTTGACCTCAACTAATTTGCCATCTCGCTCAATCATTACACTATGATCTTCAGTTACTGTTACTGTTTTACCATTATCTAGAGTTAATTTGTATAATTTTTTCTTTGTCTTATGCCGCATTACGTATGATATATTTGCCATTACTGGGGAGCTATTTGTGTTATCAAATCCTATTACTTTGGCTGAGGCATTATACCCATATTCCTTGCCATTATGTGATTCATGCTGCGGGCATTGATTATACAAATCAGCGATAGTAATTTGCCCAGAGTCGGTTCGAATTACAGTGTCTCCAGTTACACTATCTCCATATATGACTGCATCGCCGTCATACGCATACTTTCCAGTGATACATTGGTTGGTAAACGAGTCCATGTGCTTTGCAATTACACGACCAGTTAGCGTGGTGGATTGCCCAATTCTAAAATCGTGAAACCTACACCCTGGATTCAACAATGCGCCATACAATGAGTTTAAGTTAATCTTCTTAACTAACTGTCTCTTATCCCAGAATGCAATATCTTCTTTTGTGGTGGCCTCTTTCTTCTTGGCTTGCAGTGCTTTACGTTCTTTATACCAAGTAGCTAACAATGTTGGGATGATGCCTTCAAAATCGTGTCTAAAAATTGTGCCATTACCACTCAGCATCCATTTTTGCCCACCTTCAAATATAAGACTCCAAACTTGGCTGGCATCTAACACTGTTGGGACTTCACTGCCCTCCCAATCAATCGTGATTTCTACGTTCTTGTCTTTGTGCATGACTGCTTCATACTCAAGACTGCCAAACAATCCGTCCCATGCAGCGGCGAATGAGCATCCTTTGCGCTTCTTACCATCTACAATTTTCCTTGCCATCTTCTCAGCAATATACTTTTCAGTCATCACTGGGCGTAGCTGCCCTACGATAGTTTCTGGCCCCATGTTTAGAGCGCGGATGGTTGATGGGTACAGTGAGTTGATGTCAATGGCGCCAATATAGCGATGCATCCCTGTTTTAGGATGCGCTACGTATGCACCTGCTGCTCGCTCATCAGCCTCGTCGCCGTCATCGTCATCATCAGTGTACTCATCGCCATACTCATTCGTAGTGACGGATGGTGAGTCTTTGAATGGCTTCTTAGACGGCACAACGAACCCTTGCTTGTGAGCAGCATTGATAATAGCCTGGTCTGTCACTGCGACTGCGCCCATAGTAGTTGCCAGCAACACAGTATTGTCGTGAGCAAGTTCATTAGCCAAGTCAAGAAATTTTAGCTTCTCATCTAACCGTCCCAGTAGCCGTGTATCCTGCCTGTTATAGTCGATGAACTTCTTAAAATCTTGGTTGTATAACTGGTCCAACGATCCTTCATACGCAACTTTACGCTCATTGAGCTCATACTCCCCAATAGCGTCAAGTGAGTAGCTGTGGCGTTCTTCGTAGGTGTATTTGCGATACAGTTGCATGTAGTCAAGGTGGACACGACCCACGATATCGTATGTCATACTTTTTGCACCGTACCGTTCAAATTCTCTGAGCTTGGGCAGTTGCCCCCACAGACATAGGCGACGCAGGTCATCCTTTGCCAACACGCGCATAATGCGGCCCACAGTGTAAGGAATATCGTAGCCCTCACTGTTCCAACCACTCAGCACATCAGCATCCTCAATGAGTGATAAGAACGTGTCTAACATTTCCGCCTCAGTCTTGAACAGATAAGTGTCCTCGAAGAAGGACGCGATCTCTAACGCTTTCTCCCACGATAGTGTCTTTGGCGGCACTGCGATGGTAATCAATCTGTCAAGCCAATCTAGATACACTGTGATTGCCGTGATCATGTTAAACGGATCGTCAATTGGGGCATACCCGCCCATCTCTAAATTGAAGTCTGCCTCAATGTCGAAAAAACAGGTGTGTAATTTTGGTGCGTCTGACCCGAGATAATTTTTTTCAAGACAGCGGAAAATTGGATTGACATCACTTTCCCATAATGTTTTTCCGCCGTGGATTTTTAATTCTTTACGAAATTGAGCATTTGACTGAGTACTAAACTTTGATACTGGAGTTCGAAAGATTGTTTGATGCTTTCCTTTTGGATCGTCGTAATACAATACATATTCAGTTGGGTATTGTTTGAATACCCTTGCACCATTGGCATCGCGTTCAACTACATGAACCGTGTCTTTCTTTTTGTCGAGCAGAGCGTCGATATATGACATAATTTCCTTTTACGCTTTTGGCCGTAGAACCGTGATAATTTAGAGCAATAATAAACGAATTAGTGCTGTTGAGTCAATAGATACGAGTAAAATATAATTGGCCATCATGCCGAAACTTTTTCGGGTCCACGCTGCCCAACAAAAAATCGCGCATTGTGAAATAAACATCGGGTATAGCAGTAAGAATGGCGGATTTGGCACTGTGACTGCCATTATTACACTGCAAGCGATGCTACCAAACCAAGCAAAGATTTCTAGATAAAATCGCAGTGGCCAGGTTTGATAATCGTTTCGTATATATGAAAGGATGCCAGCAATGACATCTGACAATCTATATTTGCTCATTGTATATTTTATTTCTCATAATAGCAACGTAAATGGATAAATACTAGTGTAGTTCGCGTGTTACTAGCACCAACTACTCTAACGCTTTTAAGGAGCAATCAGCATGATTATTTATACGTCGGAACAAGTGCGTCCATATGTATACATGGGTGTACATAAAATTACAGGTGAAATTTACATCGGCTATCGCGAGGCAAATAAAACACCATCACATTTGGATCTTTTTCGATATAAAACCTCTTCCAAAGTAGTTAATCCAAATTTTAATAGTTACGGTTGGCATATTGTTGCTGAATTTATGACCGGTGATGATGCATATGATTATGAGCAACAATTAATTTATGAAAATTGGAATAATCCGCTGTTAATAAATGCCGCTTGTTTTCATGGTAAACAGCGTTTTAAATGTGTCGCAATAAGTGAAAAACATAAACAAAGTATTAGTAAAGCGCAGAGTGGTAAAAGTTTATCTGACAGTACAAAAGAAAAAATTCGTAATGCTAGAGCACAGCAAATATGTACTGATGTTACTAAAGAAAAGATTAGCCGATCATTGATTGGAAACTCCAGGAGTAAAAAATTACGAACTCCCGAAACCAAGGAACATATCAAACAATCTCTTGCTTTAACTTACCTTAAAACGCCAAAAGTCCTTGGGATGTTAGGAAAACATCACTCAGCAGAAACTCGTGAAAAAATGAAGTTAGCACAGCAAGCTAGACGTAGTAAGAATAAATCATAGCGTGCGATTAACAGTTTCCAAGATATCGCGCAATACTTCGTGATCAGCGTCAGTTTCGCCAAATTTAGCTTTTTGCGCAGTCTTTAACGCCTTCTTTAAGACAGCGGGTTTGACCTCAAGTTCTTCTGCTACTGCTTTAATAGTGTCAGATAGTCCAGCATTTAAATCTTCAACTTCTTGAAGAACGGCCATGCCTTCATTGAATAATTGCGTTAGTTTGATCTTTTGTTCGCCTGAAAACATTCGTGACGCCATAGTATAGTTCCTTTTAAAGTAGTATTCTACATTAGTTATCGGGGAAAATCAAACTTGAAAAATATCAAATCAAACTTGGTGAAATAATTTTTGATATTGCTGAAACATTGATAATGCAACTGATTGCTGCCATGCATAACCTGAGTGCATACCGTCTCTTGCAGTAAAATACTTTATATATTCCGGAGTATTTCGTAGCTCGTCTGGAATATTGGTTAACGAAAAATTTTTAATGTGTTGTATTTGCGGTGGGCGGCACTCTGCTTTTGATATTGGCAAATCGTCAGTTAAATCTAACCATATATATGGGCACCCATAATTTTTGCATACTAGTTCAGTGAACAATTTATTCTTTTGAGATTCATATTGCTGGTTATCGTGATATAGTAAATGTTTGGGATACAACGGGTTTGCTGCGTCGGTTGCTCCTAAATATGGTCTGATACTTTTATTGTTTTTACCCCATGGAGTTAAATTATCAAAAATTTCGATTCGATCGCCATAAGTAAATAATACCGCAACTAAATCAGGTTTCAATATATCAATAGTTTTGTATATAGAACGTGCTATATATGCATTTGAATGCCCACCTTGCCCCAAATTATAGACAACTGAATTCGGAATCATATTACCTAAAAGGGTTGGCCAGACCCGATCAAGTGGTAGGCCAATCCCTTCAGTGACACTGCAACCACTTACTAAGATCTTGAATTTATCTGATGGTTCAAATTCAACACTTCTGAAACCGTATCTGTTGAACGTATAATTGAAATCTTCAGGTTTCCAGGGGAATTCACACCCTTGCCTTTTTACAAGTGCTACAGTTTTTAAATACTGCTCTATAGAATCTGATGGAGTCCACGTAACAGTAGTGGATGGCTGATTATACGACGAATAAAACAACCCTTTTCTCCAAGTATCCCCAATATCCCCATCGTCGCCCATTGCCATTTCAACTGCTCCAAAAATAAATGCTCACTTTCGGGAATCATGGTAGCGAATCACTCCTCCCGTGCCAGCAGCCGGCACACCTACGCAACAAGTTGCGGTCCTAAGGTGATAAAATTATTTAATCATCATCGTTGAATGGCTGTAGTAAACTGTCTGGGTCTACGTTGAAGTGACGCCCTGAACGCTGATCAACAACCTCAGCGTGTTCACCTTTGACTGCCAGCACCTTGACTGGGCCAAGAAGGTGGTGACGCATTATGTCGCCAGGGTGAAGACACCCATCGCCCGCTATTTTTGTGACAGAAAGGTTGCTATTATGCAGCAATTTTTTCGCCTGGTCTACAGCGTCCTCGGGGGAATGAGCAAAAAGTTTCTTGGTGAATGCCCGATCTTGCGCATCGTCGTAGAACGTGATCGTGAACTCTTCCATGCCCACTGGCCCAGCGAAGGACTCAGTGACATCATTGCCAGCGGTATCGTACACACGATGGTTCCTACCCCCTATGAGCTCCTTTACGAACGCAACTGCCTCTGCTGCTGATGACGCGGCCACACGCTTGGCACCACGATAGAGAGGAACATCGTGGTTGGACCCATGCACATCATACTTCACGAGAAAATTACACGGTTGCCCGTTGAGTGCTACGTGCTCTTCAGAAATATCAGACTTTTTGACAAGACGAATTTCGTCGCCACGGACTTGAACACTGCCGCCGCGATCAAGATCTACTGTATAGGTTTTTGGAGCACCAACGTACAACCCATGCCTGATTTCACCTATCCAGCCTTCCTGCCCAGCAGCTGACCCTTTGACTACTCGAACACGCTTATTGAGGGCTTTAGCTTCAATAAGCTGGCCCTCATTTTTCTTGACACTGTCAAACAATTCTGCTATAAACATAGATCACCTAAACGAGTTGAGTTTAGTCCCTAACTGCTTGGCTGCTGCTGGGTTAGACGCGAGAGTCTGTACCAACGCCTTGACCTGCTCTGCTGGGGTAGTAGCCGCATTAGTAGCACTACCTTGAGGTGGGGTAGGTGTCCCAGGCGCAGGTGCGGCAGCGTTATTAGCTGGTGCTGCACCAGGTTGTGTTGGTGCAGGCGCAGTGGTTGCGGGTTGCGCAGGTTTGGCTGGTTGAGCTGGCACTGGCGGCATGGTGGTAGGTACACCTGATGGTGGTTGCGTGGAATCTTCCTCTACTTCACCTGTTCGTCCTGGCAGATTCGTTGTGAACATGATGTTGAAGTCAGTTAGTAACTCAAGGTAAGGTCTAACATCCAGTGTCTCGACCTTGCCGTGATTCTTCATGATGTGATCATAATACTTGACATTGTCCTGAGTTACTTTCCAGCGTGGCATCTGCTTGAGATTCACTGACACTTTACCTGGAGTGGCTCTTACTCCATTACCATCTACATTTTCAGTGACATCAGCAACAGATTTTTTACGTCGGCCCTTTACATTACTATCGTAAATATCTCGTGCCCTATTAATTTGAATGTACGTAGCTATATCAGCCAATTCTTGTGCCCCTGGTTTTTGCAATTTTTGCGCCAGTTCTCGCTGATGTGCTCGCATATCTCGTAATTCCCGATCTGACAAGTTGTTAAACTCGTGATCTCTATGCATGTTCAATGGTACATGAGGGTATAAGAAATGATAACGCTCTTTGCCATTGACATCTCCTGCCACTGCTTCAATAACAGATTTTTTACTTTGTACTGCTGCTTTTGCTTCTTGAATTGTTTTTTGCAGCTTGGTAATTTTCTTGCGCATCTCGGCGATTTTGCTGCTCTTCATATTTTTAACTGGTAGGGGCGGCATGGAATCTTCATTGAGTGTTGCACATTTTTCTAAAAATTCTTCAATAGTCGCTTGATCGCTTAACCCAGCATCTATAAACATTTCGCCATACAATTCTGTAGCAGCGTCAGGTTGCTTTTCTAAAGCATAATGATAATCATCGACGAACTCGTCGAGGTTTCCTTTCATTAAAGATCTACGCAAGCTATTATGTATGTTGACCATTTCGACATACAATTCATTTGAATATGCTGATTGTTTTCTTTTTACAGATTGAATAGCGTTTGTTAAGTAATACAGAATTTGATCTGTGTCAGGGTCTTTTGCTACGCCTGCGCTTTCATTGCTAGTTTTAACATGATCGTTGAACCATTCAGCACTGGCACATTTATACCCCATGTCACGATACATTTTGTCGTGTGCTGCCGCAGCGGCTTTATATGATGGATATACCTTGTAATCAGTTGGGCTACGATACAAGACAAATTTTGGAGATTTAGCACCTTCGTTTACTTTTTTATTGTCGTTCAACGCTTTATTTTTCTTGGCAACATAATCGGCGCAATCAGTCTTGGACCCGCTGAACACTTCAACACCTTTCTCATTCTTAACCACACATTTACCGTCAGCATTGCTGATAGTGAGTTTTTTCTTTGAATCAGGCACTGCTTTGTTTTTTACAAAATCTTCATACTGAGCTTGTAATTCTTCTGCAATTTTGTTGGCAGATTTTTCGCGTTTGTATGGTTTGCCAAGAAATTTGTTTTGTGTCTTTGGCTTCAAAATAGGCGGCTCGTCAGTGTCTGACTCTTTGCCGTCAATGATACTGTCTAAACTTTCCAATAATTTTTTTATGTTTGCCATTTTATTTTCTCACTTCAACCCGCGTTTCGTCATTTCACGGTCTGCAACACGCTTTTGTAGCCCAGCTGGAGTATGCTTGTCTTTGCCAGTTATACCCTTATGCAACCGCCGTATTGCTTCATCGTCGTAACCTTTGGTGCGATTAATAATATCGCGTGGCTTATTGGCATCGCCTGTAATAGCTAAGTTATTCTGCCCCCAACCTTGCATGCCACGCTTCACACTCTTTACCCCACGCTTTATAGCATCCCCAACACCCTCGCCCACATCTTTAGCTCGTTTTTGTGTTGGGGCAAATAAACTGCCAGCTGGACCAGCAGCAACAGATGCAGAGCATGATGCACCACCTGATGCGTCTTCTGCTACCTTACCTGCATTTTGTAATTCACGCTGTGTTGCGCCAGCTTTGCGAGCGGCAGTAGCGTCGGCTGAACTTTTAGATTTAGCATATTTTGCTAATAATTCCTTGCGGGTGCCACCTTGGCTCTTTGGATTGTAGTTTGTAACATCGGTTGATTCACCTAACCCAAGATCATCGCCGGTTTGCTGGCGATGTTTTGCCCATTTCATCCTCAGATTGGTTTTTTCTTCTGGGGTAGCTTTAAGTTTGTCAAGCCATTCATTGAATGAATATTCATCCCCATTCAACCACCATCTTTGGAAGTCACCGTCAATAATTGCAGGGCCATCAGTACGGTGCAGTTTTCCGTTCAGGTACCATACTTGGAGTTTACCGTTGATATATGCAGGGCCATCGACTCGATGAAAGTTGCCATTTGGCAGTCGCCATTCTTGCACCCCATCGTTTGTGGTGTGCATTTTAGATTTAGCATACTTCACCTGGCTCTTTGGATTGTAGTTTGTAACATCGGTTGATTCACCTAACCCAAGATCATCGCCGAAGTGTTCATAATAGTCGTAAACATCTTTGAACCCATTAGCTTTTGCGGCTTTGGATAACAGATCACTAACTCTATCCCGTTGAACGCCCTTGCTCATTAACCATTTGGGCAAATAATCATATGGGTCACCGTCTGGATAAATTTGACTAACTACACTTTCTACCTTGCGCCAAATTTCATCACTTGATGGAACTGATGATTTTTGTGCAGGTGGTGTTTTGGTCCAAATCTTTGCTGGTCTTTCCTTTGGAGGTAACTCTGCCCCAGTGCGTGGGTCAAGTTTTGCCCCAGTTTTGGCATTTACTGTGAATTTACCTTCGGCCACTGGTGATGGTTTAGCTGGTTTTTGCCGCCACTCCTTATACCCCAAGTTATATGCTTTAAGTAATAAATCATATGGATATTCCTTGGGCCATGGTGCAGATCTCTTTTTGCCTGCTAATGCATGCTCCTTGCCTAAATTATACGCTTTATCGTATCCACCTGAATTTTCATTGACTTGACTTTTA